ATACTAGAGTTTGCAAGTTTAGAGTTTGCTATACTTCCAGCTAACATGTCATTAGTAACTGTGGCTGTGCCAGGTGTCTGAGTATTAACTGCTTTCCCTAGATAGTGAATTTCAACTACGTCTGAGCTAACAAGCGTTCCACCTAGTGTAATTCTAGTAGAAGTTGTAAGAGTAAGATTTGTAGTATCTTGTTTTACAAAGTTTACGAATACAATTACATCAGCAATAGAACTTATAGAGTGGTCTAAATCTACATAGTTATTAGTAGAAGAAGTTACTCTTTGTTTTGCTGTAGTTATGAAGCCACTTTGAGGTGGCACTCCTAAATATCCCATGATTTATGCTACGTCTGTTAATAAAGAAACAATTACGTCTGCTGACCCACCATCTTTTTTTGCTTTGATTGAACCACCACTAGGAATAACAATTTTGCCCTGAACACATTCTATTGAACTACCAACTGGTAAAGGAGCGTTCTTTACAATATGTCTATCGTTACTTCCATCATTCAACACAGCGTCAACATTAATTGATGTTGTACCAGTGTTAGAAATTAAAAAGCCGATAACAATTTGTTTATTCGAAGTAGTAGAAACAACTGTAGTCAAATTATTATCTGATAGCGTTGCGTCTGCTTGCGAAAAGTTATTAGCCATTGATTTTTATTTTTGCTAGCCAAGAGCAATCGAAAAAGGAATACTATTATCGGTTACGCTTGAAGCTATAGTTAAGGTTTCATTCCCTCCATCTGAATTTTCAGTGAAAGAAATATTTGAACCAGCAACTAGTTTTCCATTTAGAAAACCAGCAGTGGTATCGTTAGATGATACTTTTGTTTTAACATCAGTATCTGCTTGGATTACACTCCAAGAACTTCCGTTATAAAATTTTAATTCATTACTTGTGGTATTAAAGAATAAGTCTCCTTCATCTAAAGAAGATGTAGGGTCTGAACTTCCAATTCGATATCTGTTTGCAAAAGAATTTACGTCAGCAATATTAGTAGCAGTCGTATTGACGTTAGCGATTGAGCCAGCAACAGTTGAAATATTAGCGTTAGCTCCTGCAACAGTTGTAATATTAGAATTGTTTCCAGCAACAGTGCTTATGTTAGAGTTGTTTCCAGCAACTGTATTAATATTTGATGAGTTACCAGCTACAGAAGTTACGTTGCTTGAAATACCAGCAACAGAATTAACATTAGAAATATTGGTAGCAACAGTATTAACATTTGCAATGCTCCCAGATACGTTGCCAATATCTGTACTATCACCAGCAACAGCAGTTACGTCACTTGATATTCCAGCAACAGTTGTAACATTTGAACTAATTCCAGCAACAGTGGTTATCTCACTGTTAATACCAGCAACTGTGTTTACATTAGTTGAGTTGTTTGCAAGAGTGGTTAGACCTGAAGTTCCAGCAAGTGTAGTTATGTCTGACGATATTCCTGCAACTGTATTGATGTTAGAATTATTTCCAGCAACAGTATTTATATTTGAAGAGTTAGAGTTTACTGCATTGATATTAGAAATATTAGCGTTAACATTTGTTAATGCAGTTTTGTTAGCGTCAGTAAGAAAAGTATTTTCTAAAAAGTTTTTTGTTACAGCGTCTTGGTCAGCAGTTGGGTTAGCAACATTTTTTATTCTGGTACTACCAGCGTCAAAGATACCATCATTCGCTTTACCTAATTTATCAGCAACTTCGTCTACAGTTTCCTGAGCAATAAAAAAGTTTTGGTTTGCTGATTTATCTAAGTCAGTTTCAGTTAGGACCGAGCCATCTTGGAAATCTACAAGTCTTGCAGTGTCAGGTGTTTGTCTTTCAATCTTTACGACAGCACCATTAGAAGGTGTGGAAGACGTTTGTATTCTTGACGTATTAACAAAAGTAAAACTAGTATCTTCAACATTATCAATAAATACTTTTATGTGTGTAGTATCTATGTATGAGAAAGTGATATCAAATTGTGTTGTACTCCCATTAGCGGTGTACAGTACGCTTGATAGTGGCATTATTCAATATCGAGTAATTGTTTTCCTTTTTTATTATTTACGACATTACGTTTATCGTTACGTATGGCTGTCTTTAAGTCTAGTCCATTTTTAGATTTAAAACCTTCTTTGACTAAAATTCTTTTTGCTTTAACTCTATACTTCTTGATTATTCTATTTATTCTATCTTGTTTAGAACCTCTATAATCTAACTCGTCTGTAGCAATATTATCGGTAAGCTTATTCCAATTCTTACCACCAATTTGTCTTTCTAATTCTTCTCTAAGAGTACGATTACCTATTTTGATTGTACCTAATATTTCATTATATCTTTTGTAAGCACTTACACCATCTTCATTGGTATAGTTCTTAAGTTGTACATTTTGATTACTACCTAAAGTATCTCTTATAGGTTTAAAGCCAACATTAAGTCTATTGAACTCATTGAGCACAATATCACCCTTCATCTCACTTACTCTAGTTGGAAGTAAAAATCTTTCTAAGAAAGAAGTATCTCTAGTTCTTACTTCACCCATAACATTATAAGAAGGGTCTGAAGCTTCTGAACCTAGTCTTGTCTTTATGGTGTCGGTTATTGATTTAGTCTCTCTAAATATCTGGTCATTCTTAAAATTAGCAATAATATTAGGTGCAAAAGAACCAGCTTTTTGTTTTATGAACCTCTCTAACTTCTTAGGTTCACCACTATCTAAAAGTTCAATTAAATCTGATAGACCTTTTAAATAAGTTTTAGATGTTAGGTTTTTGCTAGCACTCATAGTACCATTCATTAGAGTTTGACCTAAATTACCAACAGTAGATGTTATTTGTTGATACATAGTCATTTGGATACCTTCAGCTAATTGGTTTGCTTCATCTTCAGTCATCTCAGCATGAAGTTGCATATAATCAGCAGTGATACCTATAATCATGGCAAAAGGGTCTAGACGTTCATAAGAGTAAAACTTATCACCTATTTTAAAAGAGTAAGGTTGCCACCCACTATCCATTTGTTGTCTTCTAATTGTAGCGTTAGTATCATAACCACCAGTAATATTTTCTGAACCAACTAGAGTTGCTAAAGAAACTATTGTTGAAGTACCAAGTAATAGTTCTCCTCTTGCTTGAGACCTAGTTGCAGGGTTTCTTAATCTTTCTCTTACACCCTTTTTAAATAAACCAAGTGGTGTTCTATCATGTGCATAACGAACAATGTTTATAGGTGTTCTGACAAATGGCATTATCTGTCTTAGTATTGGAACTTTGTTTACTGCTGTTTGTACTAAACCACCTAGAGTATCTTTACCCAATTCTTTTGTGAAAGTATTTTCCTGAGCATATTCTAAAGCTTCTCTATAAGCACCTTCACCATTTGGTTTAAATGCTCCATCCATAAACTCTTCAATATGAACATCTAGTTCTGAAACCATTTTACCATTATCAAGTCTTATGTTTTTCTTTTTACTAAGACCTTTTTGTAAACCATCCGATACAGCCATTGAGTATGCTTTAGCTCGGTAGTTTATCTGTTTAAAAAATTCATCTTCAGCAGTAAGAAGTCTTGATGGCATACGTATTGTTCTTCCAACAAAACCTTCACCAAATCCTCTTTCAGGTAAATCTACTTTATTAACTCCTTTATCAAGTAAGCTGTCACCTTTTTTTAAAGCTATTCTACTTGCCTTTAAACTGTCTTGAAAATACTTAATGATACCAGCACTAGTTGATACAGCTTCTATAAATGCTTTTTTATCAAGTAATCCAAAACCACTACCCACCATTTGTTCTATTGGTCTTGTAAGTGCTACGATTAAGTTTGACGTCATATTGATAGCATGCGTCTTTGGATTAGATAGAAGTGCGTTTATCCAATACTCATTAATTTTATTAATTCCAAACTTTCTAAAAGTAACGACATCTTTAATAAACTTCATAGTAGTTCTTGGCTCGTCTGCTTGTGCTACTTTTTTATGAAGTGAAGCTAATTCTTTTTTAGATAGTTTAAATCTATTTTGCTCTATAAGTTTATTAACTTGTTTGATTGCTTCACTTTCTTGTCTAACAATTATATTACCTGCATTAACTAAACGCCCACCACCTTTGTTTAATTGTGTAATTAACTCAGCAGTTTTTGTGGTTAGGTCATGTATATTATCAACTTGTCTTTGGTCTACTAAACCTGCATTGAATTTTTTTGCTGTGTTGATGTATTGTCTAGATAGACCTTTTAATATTATTCTAAGAGAAGTTTTAAGTGGTGCTCCATCTTCTAGTAATTGTTTAGATAAATTATCTGCTCTCTTAATAGTTTCTATAGGAGCTTCCATCATCTCATCTGATTGTCTTAAAACATCATCAAAAGTTTGAACGCTCTCTACTTCTTTTGATAAAGATTTTACATTTTCAAATATAGATTTAGTTACTGATAATACATCTTCAAAGTTTTCAACTTCTAAAGGATTACCATTAAGTGTTCGCATATTTAAAGGAATGTCAAAAGCTTCATCAAAATCTAATTCACCTAAACGAACTTTCTTAAAGTTTTCTTTTATTTGCTTTGTATAATCTGCATTAGTAATATCTTCTTGTATTTTTTGTCTACTTGGTCTTCCTGTTTTAGATTTTAAGTCAACTGGTATACCTCTATTCGTTCTTGCTAAGTATTGAAATTCTTCTTCAGATATATCTTTTAAATCTTCTACTATTTCTTCGCTTCTTTTCTTTGCTTCTTTTTGTGCTTTAGAAAGATTATTTTCTTTCTTAAGCTTACGCATATCTTTTACAAACTTAACTGTTTTAAATATACCTTCTGCTACTGTTCCAAGCATTGCACCTTCTAAAACATTTTTAAATTTACCTTCATAAAATGTATCGTTCTCATCTGCTTGTAAGTATCCTAAGAAACTGTCTTCTGCTTCTGGTACAAAATCTATAATAAAATCTGAAACTCTTGCTTCATGTTCATCAAAGACAAAGAAGTCTGCAATACCACCATCAATACTTCCTTTAATAAACCTATTTAGTTTGTTGTAACCTTTGATAGCACCAGTAATCTTTTTTGCACCAAGAAAACCAGTAACAAATTGAGTAACACCTTTTGTTACTGCTCCTGCTGTTGTTTCTGCTTCTCGACCTTCAGGTATAATGTCAGATAGACTTTGGAATAATCCACTATCTTCACCTTCTCTTTCTTCTATCTCTTGAGTTTTCTTTTTAAATTCTTCAGGACCAAGATATTGTATTATTCCATTTTCAGCGTCAGAACCTAAAACAAAACCACCAAGACCAAATTTATCTTCTAAGCTATCACTTATACCTTCAAGAGTTTCTAGAGTTTCTTTACCAGTGTTTTGAATACCAGCTACTGCTGATTTTAAAACATCTTCAACAACTCCTGCTTGTTGTTCAGGTTCAGTATTTAAATCTTTTTCAACTACTTTACTTTCTTCTAAATTATTTTTTTCTTTTGTAGTTGATAAATATTGTAGAGAAGAACCTGCTCCATAGACTTCTTCAAACTTGTCTGCATAATCAGGATTTCTAATTAAGAAATCTATGTGCTCAGGTTTAGGCTGTGTTGCAAGTATTTCTTCTTTTTTTATATCTGGGTTATTTATAAATTCTTCCATAATTAATTTGCCTTAAATGGATTAATGCTCCTTCTTTTTTGTATTTTATCTTTCTCTTCAATGTTACTATCCAAGTCTGCTCCTACTTGGTCTTGTAAGTCTAATTTTATTTTTCTTGAATATTCAGCTACTAACTCATTAAAGATAAGTTCTTTTTCAAATGCAGTCTTATTTCCATACTTTTGACTATTAGTTTCTAAATCTATTATTAAACGATTAGCAAAATCATATAAGTCAATTAAAGTTTCATCTAGTAAATCAACATCTTCTGGTGCTGGGTCAATTGCTCCTTTAAGAATATATTGCTCAACACCCTTCTCAATTCTCTTAAATGTATTTGTAGTAATGTAACCAGCGTCTACGTTTGCTGTAGCAGTGGCAAATTCTTTTATTAATGCTTGTCCAGTTTGTTGACTTATTTGTTTAGTTAACATTGCACTTTCAATTTGATTGACAATGTTTCCTGATTTTAAAGGTGATAAATATATTTCTTTTCTAATAGAAGTTATTAATTGGTCATTCTCATCTATTACATCTTGTGCACTTAACCATGACGTAGCAAAGCTTCTGAGACCATTAACAGTAGTTAGTGAAGTAATTTTTGTGCCATCTTCTCTTTCATATTCTTTTATGAACTCTTCAACATCAATCCCATTACCTTGAAGGATATAATCTAAGAAAGCGTCAGCGTCAGATATAGCTGTCTTATTTTTATTTCTATCACTTTTCCAAGCTTCATATCTTTCTAAATCTTCTCGCTTACCAAGTATTTTACTTGTAGCACTTTCTATTTCATTTTGAGCGTATGTAGTACCACCAAGAAAACTACCACTAGCTTCGTCAGTAACAACATTATTTAATATTTCTAATAAATCTTCATCTCCTCTTTCAATAGCTTCGGCAACAATACTATCTACAATAACTTTATTAATGGTCTTATTCTTCATACCATTAGCACTAAGTTTGTCTGATACTTCTTTTATTTTAAGTGCAACGTATAAATGTCTTTTACTTTCATCATCTATGTTTTCAATATCATAACCATCTAAAACACCATCAATTTGTTCATCTTCAAACTCAAAACTATCTTCAATAATATTTTTAGTTTCTGTATCTAATAATTTTTTATTGTTATCTTCTATAGTTGTTATTCTTCCTTGAACGTGTTGGCTTTCTAAATTACTTCTCGAAGCGTCAGCAAAAGGAATAAATCCTTCTGCTATTGCAACATTGTCATATAAATTAAGACCATTTGTATTTGCCCATTGTTGAGCATACTGAGTATAAAATTTACCAAAAGCATTTGGGTCTAAAGAATTTTTAACATTACTGTTTTGATATTCAGCATAAAGTTCATCATTGAATTGCCTAGCTTTTTCTCTTAGTTCAGCATTGATATACGCATTAACATAATAAGGAGAAGCACCTTCAGGTATCTCACCCTTTTCTATTAATGTTTTAAAATCTTTTCTATTCTTATTATAATCTGCTTGAGCTTTCGCTGTATCTACTTTTTCAGTAACTTCTTCTTTTTTCTGAATGTATTTTTGTAGATTAGGATTAAATCTTTCTAAACTCTCAGCAAGTAAACCAAGTGTCTGGTCTACTGGTTTTGTTTGTGGTCTATAAAAAACATCTATTACCCTTGCACTGACTTTTGTTTCTTCAGGTTTTCTTAATTGAGGTAGTCTTTCAAATGCCATTAATTTCTATTCACACTTCCATAACGCCAGTAATTAGCACCATTGGTTCTTATCTTTAATATTCTATCGTTGAGTTCTTCTTTTTCTAATTGGTCAGCTTTCCAATTCACATAACTTCCAGCAAAGCTTATAGCTGACGTACCAAGTAATCCTATAGTGTTGACTGGTGGTATATAAGGTGTTTGACTTTCTAACTCTACGCCATAACCTTTTATGTTTTGCTGACTTTGTGCAAATTCTTTTTCTAAGTTAGCTTCAACAGAAGATTTATATTTACCTTGTTGTCTCAAGTAATCTTCAAAAACTCTATCAAGAACTCCACCACCAATTGTTTCTGCTGTTACTTTTGCTTTTGCTTTTAGTTGTCTTGCTTCAATTAAACTCTCAGCAAGTTTGTCTTGAGCTTGTTCTGATTTTTGTCTTATCTTAAGTTGCTCTTGAGCTACCTTTAGTCGGTAGTTTTTTTCTGCTATTTCACGTTGCCTTAATGCTTGCTCACGTACTGCTCTTGCTTCATTACGAGCTTGAACAAATTTAAACGCTTGCGAGATACCAGCAATTGCTAATTGTGGTGAGCACATATTTTTACAAATTCATAAAAGGGTCTTTTCTCATGGCCAAACTCATTTACTTTATTAATAAAAGTAAACTTCATCCATTTAAGCCATTTGATATGTAAATCGTTTCTTGCGTCTACATAGTTATACATAATAGGAAACGATTGATTTAATAGTTCACATACTTTGTGTGAGTGTCTTAAAAAGCGATATGATAAACTTTTTTGTAAATCGTCACTAGCTAACATCCATACACGTCCAACACGTTTGCTTTCAGGTACAACGCCTATGATACATATGCAGTGATTATCATTTAAAAAAATTCCAATAGGTAAGTGTGATAACTTAACACCAATTACTAAAGCTTCTTCAGGTCCTAAGTTACTATGAGCTTTACACTCAGCTATGTCTTCTTTTCTTAAGATGGTGGCTAATTGTTTTGCGTCTTGCACTGTAGCAATTCGCATAAAAGGATTATGTGTTTTGTTGACTTCGTTGTGTAAAGTATCCTTGCCATTCAGCATTGATGAAGGCACTTGGTAAGTATTCGTCATTTGTTAATGTAATTACTAAATCTTCGTTTCTAGATTGTACTGCAAAATTAAAATCACCATCTTCAAGTTGTATTCCATTAACAGTACCTGAGCCAACAATTGCACCAGTAAAAGTTTCTGTTGTCGTTGAACGACCTTTAGGTGTGATATTGACCTTAAAGAAACCAGTATTATCAAAAGAGACTGTCCAGTTTCTTATTTGTAGTCTACCTTCTTTGATTGCAGTACGAGAACCACCACCACTAAGTCTCACATATTGTTGAGAGAACTGATATTTAAAACCATACTTCTCACCAATAAAGAATTTTGTAGCAGTGTGGTCTCCACTAACTACAAGTTGGTTTGTACTAGAAGAAACTATGGGAATGATTTGACCTGCAATAGTAGTAGAACCTGAAACATTCCTTGTTACTACCTGCATGTCATTATATTTTGTATAGGGTAAGGTAATAGTAGTTTGGTTATTACCTGAGTTAAAAGATTTTGTTAGACCACTTGTACTTTCATTAACCTTCATATCAAGGTGTGTAAGATAAGTAGCACCAGTGTCTGTAGGATTAGGAGAAGTGTCTATAGAAAGTAAATGAACTCCGTCTGTTCTTTGTACTAATAAAAATAATGTAGTCTCAATAAAATCCATATTGAGAACAGTTGTATTAGCTGAACCACCATAAATCCATTTATGCCAAGCTTGTTGAACTTTTTGATTATTGCTTTCGTACCATTGATAAATGTATAATTTATGTTGGTCCTCAGAAGATAAAACTGCAAGAATGTTTTCGTTTGTAGCAATTGCCATCTTAAAAACATTCTTTGGAATATATTTAGGAATAGCACCAGTTATATCGTCTGCTTCGTTTACTTCGCCATCAATGTTTGTAAAGAACTCTCTAACACCAGTAAAATTACCTTTAGAAAAAGTAAAGAAGACTGAACGTCCAGAACCTACTGGTTTTGTTGTAAGAGAAGCTTCGTACTCAGTTGTTACGTTTACATTAACATTACTAGGTGTAAGCGTATTACCACCTTTTAAAATAAACTGTGACTGGTCACTAAATAAAAGTAACTCTTCATTGTAAGGTATTGCATGACGCAAAATAGAAACTTTTGTATGTGATACACTTAAGTCTATAGGGTCAGTATCTAAAATCGTTGTAACTGTTTCAGGATAAAATTTAAAAAACTCTCCTGCTCTAGACATATTAACTTCTTCATCAGAAATAAATCCTAAACGATTTCTAAAAAAGAATATGTCATTTATTTTTCTTCCAACAAAAGAAGGGTCAGGTGCACTTTCTAAATCACCTGCAACTCTTGGTCCATATTCTTGAACATCAAATTGTGTGCCACTTACTGTGTATGTAGAACCATCTGCTGGTGCAAATCTAAAATTTCCATCTGCTGTTCTTATAAGTAAGTGTGGCATTGTACTTACGTCTAAAGAATTTTTAAGACCAGACTTAACTGTTTCCCTCCATACACCTTCGTCTGCGTTTCCGTCACTTTCAAATACTACATAGTAATTATCAAACTGATTATCTGTATCACCAGATATTTCTACTATCATCCCATTAACAGCTTTAGGTGGTAAGTTAGAAAACTTTGTAGTTTTATCTTTTATGACTTGTGAAGCTTGATTACCAAAACCATCTACAGCACTTATAGTAAAGTCTGAACTGTTAGATATGTGTAAGTCTGAACCAAGATTAGTAACAGTAAATCCACTAAGCCCACTGATTTGATTAAATATTTGAGTTGCAATGTTTTGAGTTTGAAAGTTAGCTGAACTGCTATCAGTAGTGTATGTATAAGTTGTACCATTAATTTTAAGTTCATACTGAGTATTAGTAACTCCTTGCGTAACAGAATAAATAGCTTCAAAGGGTCTTGCTGTACTAACAGTATTACTCTTAGCTACAGTTTTGTTTTTATTAACAATGAAAGTAAAATCAGCAACAGTAACAGCTTCAAAATTATCTTTAGGATTACTTTCGTTTAAATATCCATTAAAAGTTCCTGACGAACCTCCATCTACTACTGTTTTCTGTACACCATCAATATCGTAAACTTTGATGTCGTTTTGTGTAATTATGACTACATATCTTTCGTTTACATCTCGATTAATAGTATGAATAAAAGGATTTGTATAAGTAGCAGTTGTAATTCTTTTTATAAAATCTGTTGGTGGTCTTTTACGTAAACCTTCGACAACAGAAGACAAACCATTTTCTTGAACTTCACCTTGTGAACCAAGTCTTAAAGTTTCTGGCTGTTGACTAACTCCATTAATTAAATTTGGTATGGAATGATTTATTAATCCCATTACACAATTTTATGACCTCTAGTTATTGTCATTGCTATATCAGGGCTGTCAAAGATAGAGTGGTCAGCAGTATCCATCTCTTCTTGTTTTAGTTTTGCAAGTGCTTGAGCTTCATCTTGCATATGAAAGTTATGTAAAGTACCAGCACCAAGAGTTCTGTCTTGAAACATTCTTGAAGCACGTAGAACTATATAACGCCTTGCATTTTCTGGTAGTTCATTAAAAGGTAAAAACAAAGTTACCAATGCTTTTAGTGTGTCAGTAAAAACAAAAGTGTTACCAACTTTATTAAATAAGAAAGCACCTCTTTTAATTACATCATGGGTAGAGCGTGGATACAATGTAGTATCTAAATCTACTCGCATAATATTATCGGCTAGTGGTATTTTATTATTAGTATCTCTACTTAAATCAAAATCAAAAAACTTATTAAAGTGCCAACCAGTTGACTGAACTTCTCTTGATACTTCTGTTAAAATATTTTTAGCTTGCGTTCCATCAATAGGTAAGTTTGTCAGTGAGTTTACACTCGCTTCACCTATACTATGAAGTAACGTATTTACTGCTTCTAATTCTGTTGTACTATTTTCTGCCATAAGAAAAAAAGGGGGAATAAATCCCCCTTAATGTTATGATGTTTTAATTTCGACCATAGCTTCAGGTCTTAAGAAACCTGAGCCCATAGCCATCTTACCAACCATTAAAGTTCCACTTCTACGTAAATCGTATTCAGTGTCCATTTTAAGGTCCATAAGTTTTACTGAACCAATAGAACTTTTATGAAAGATAACTGCAACAGTATTGCTGAAATCCCCAGTGTAAGTATTATTGTGACCAGTAGTTGAAGCTGAAGATAAGTCTGTAAATGCTGTTGCAGTTGCAGTAGATTTAACAATGTTAATTCCAGCAACTTTTAGCACTGTACCATCAGCATAAACTCCGTTCACACCACCAAAGTCTCTATTTAGAATTTTGTCATTGTTGACAATTTTATAATAGATGTCAGGTGATACGACACAGAACCTATCGTTTTCAGGTACTGAGTTGTTATCTAAATCTTCTGCTCCTTCAAAGATACTATCTATCAATGATGAAGCGTTAGTGTTTGCGTCTGCGTCAGTGATTGCTGACCCACCACTTCTACCACTTACTAGACCTGAAGAACGAGCTCCAAGAACTGCAAGTTGTAAAAGGTGGTCATCCACTTTTCTCGCAAGGGCTTCCCCTAATTCTTTCGAATAGATTTGTCTTACATCATAATGATTTTTCAACTCATCTAATTCACTTACGAAAGAATGTGCAATGAGCATGTCATCAATTGTGATAACTTTCTCATTGGCATTAATTACGTTACCAGTGATTTCTGCACCAGGTGTATGATACTCAGCAGTAGCAGTTCCAACAAGTGGAAACGTAGCTGATTTACCATTAGCAATGGTTCTAACAGTTGTCATTGGCAACATTTTATTCGCTCTAGCAAAAGCACTTAATACTTCTCCTGAAAATAATTTCAGAAACAAGGCATTATCATCGCCTGAATTATTAGCTTTACCTAAGAACGAAGGTGTAGCATTAGCCATTTTAAACTCCTTTAAGTTTAATTGTTAACTGTTACTCATCACTCATTGAAAAGTTCTCTTACGCATAAGGCAATTCTTGTTTGTGTTTGTAACTTTCACCTCTCTTATGAGAGATGGTGATTTACGTGTTCCAAGCTTTTAAGGACCAGTAAGCTGGTGATAAAGTCTTTTGACCTTTTACATTCTTCAGAACGCCACCCATCCTAGCATTAAAAGATTTTTTGGCACTCGGATTATTAGAACGAATTTTCATTCCCCTATCGCCAAATCTAATTAATTTAATTTTATTTGTACTTTTATCTTTTACAAAAACTTTAAATTTTTTATTACCTTTTGGGTCTCTTATAATTTTATTTAAAGGTTTCTTTTCTACAGACATTACGTGCCAACTTTTTTGATGGCTAGTTTGTGTGCTTGACTGAACGTAAGTCTGTTCTTGTCTCTAGTCATTGCAACTTTCATCTCCTTCATATGTTTTGTGGAATGATGTTTAGAATGTTTTTTAAGAGTATCTTGCTGACGTTTAGTTAGCTTCTTCATACTTTCTTTTTAATTTTTAATTTATTCTTTTTAGCCATTGCAATGACGTCACCTCTAGTAATTTTCTTAGGGTCTCCATATGCCTTTGCTAATTTTTTATTTTTCATTTTCTTGCCATAAGCCATTATTTTTTCTCCTTATATTTATCCATGATTTTTTCTCCTGAACGTCCAACAATATAACCACCCATACCTACAAGTACGATATTGAGTAGTGAGTTTTGTACACTCTCAGGAATGTTAGGTGCAGTAAACCCAAACCAATGAGCAACCACAAGACCTGCAAAAGTTAACATTAGAAGTGGTCTCCAGTTTCTTTGTAACCAACCTCCTTTAGCTTCAGCAGTAATTATTTGAGCTTGTGCTTCTAATTCTTTTAGTTGACCAGATAAAAGCTGTTGCTGAATATTTTGTTTTATTTTTTCAGCTTCAGCTTTGTTATCTATAGTTTTGTCAATTGTACTAAATAAAGTTTTTACCATTGGTGCAACAGCACCAAGAACTCCGAGCATTAGATTGCTCCAAATATAATCATAAGTATAATTACTACGACAGCTACACCTAAGATTTTATATTTCTTAGACAAGCCATCCCAAAATAATTTTATATCTTTCATATTACCTCTACATTATGTCTGAGTTTTTCATTCGTCTTGCAACTTCATCCCTGTAAGCAGGGTCAGTTTCGTAACGAGGGTCATTCATTGCTTCAACCACCTGTTGAACTGAACGAAACGTGTCAGCACCAGCACCAGCTTTTGTGCCCTGAACCAAATTAGGTTCAACACCATTTGCTAGTTTGTATCTACTCTCTAGTGCTTTGATTGAAAACTTAGCTTCATCAATAGTTCCTTCTTCTATTTGTTTGTTGAAGGTATTGATTTCACTGTCTGCTAAATTTTCAGAAGCCCATTGTATTATTGTTTTATATTGTTGTTCACCACCAACTGAATTTTGTATTTCAGATACTGACTGGTCAGCCAAAGCCATTTGACCTTCAATATAACTATCTACTAATTCTTTTGATAAACCAGTTTCATTTAGTTTTTCATAACTCTCTTCTGATAAAGAACCATTTTGTGCAAACTCATCATAGAATGGGTCTAAGCTCATTCCAGTTTGTTGTTCAATTGCTTCTTTAGTTGGTTCAGGTGATTGTTCTTCCTGAGTTGGGTTTCTACCTGAATAAGCTTTTTCTAATTCAGTATATGCTTTAGCCAAGTCTTCACCTGACTTAAATTTTTCAGGAAGCCAACTAGGTTTATCTGAGCTTGGTTGCTCGGCTGGAGCTTCCATACCTTGTTGTCCAAGTTCAGGTGTAAGTTGTGCGTTCTTAATTGTAACACTTTCTACCATATTTATTGTCCTTGTGTTTGTTGTGCAACTTGGTTAGCTAACTGTTGGACCTGTTCAGGGTCAACATTTTGAGCAACTTGTTGCAACTGTTGTTGTTGTAGTTCAGCATTTAACTCTTCCTCAGTTCGTATCAATCCATCAGGGTCAATGCCTTCAGCAGTAGCAAGACGAGTGATTGCGTCTGAAACATTTACAAATTGTTTTAATGCTTCAGGTCCAAGCACGTTGCCAATAGTAGTAAGAAAAGAAATAATTTTATTTTTATCATTACCTCTACCAAGTGCTTCTAACCCAGTTATGATTGATGGTTTAACAATACCTTTAGGAAGTTTAGGTAATTGTTTTTTCTTTTCCATCATTGCAATTTTTCTTGCAACAAATGGAAGTTGAAACTCTACACTTAAGATAGAATAGACACCACCTAGACTATCTTCTAATTCTTTTGCTAAAAATGAAATCTCACTTGCTGTAACTCTTTCTGCTTGTCTGGTAACAGAAGCGTTAAGCATGAAAGCCATTTGTAATCTTTGCTCAATTCTACCAATAGTTTCTTGAGCAACTCTAAAATCATTAAACTTGTTTGCTTGAAGGACCGATACATCATTTGCACTTCCTTCTATGATTGCACCATTTGGTGATTGTGCAATTTTGTGAGCCCTTGTTGAACCATTTGGGCTAACCATAAATAACATTTTACTTGCACCTGCTGACCCTTCAACAATTGCTTTAGTTAAACTTTCTAAACTTTGTATGTCTCCAAGATATTCTTCACACATACCTCTTCCATAGTTTTCACCATCAAGTCTATTCCATCTTAATGGTATGTATGGGCTTTTATCTATAGGAAATATACCTTCACTATCAGGTAACTTTATTCCTTTTATTTCTTGGTAAACAAAAAACTTATCTTTTATTCTTTTAACGTGAGTATAAATATCACAATTCTTTTCTTCACCATTATACTTACTCTCAATCGCTTGTTGTATTTTGTCATCAAGTACATTGTGAGCTACAGTTTCTTTTGTAATGATTTCTAAAACATTACCCATAGGGTCACGCTTCACTACATATCTTGCTAAATCAAATACTCTTACACCTTCTTGGCTTACAAATAATAAAACATTACCACCAACGATAAGATGTTTTAAGCCTTCAAAGATAGCCACCCTATCAGCGTTAGTTTCAATATCCATCATTACAGCTTTTTCAATTCCTGATAATGCTTTCTCTAACTCGGTTTTGATATCAGGGTCTGCGTTCATATCTTTTAACGCATACTCATCAATCTTTAATCTGAAGAATGGTTCGTTGGGAGGAAGTAAAGCTATTAATAGTTTTGAAGCGAGATTGTTGACTGCTCTCGCACCGATTGAGTTATAAGGTGTCGGATATTTTGTTGAGCTATTATAACCACTAGGTGGAAACAGTGTTGGAATAGTAAGTTCAGAACTATCCCTTGCTCTATCTAAAAAGAGTTCTCTATCCAATATACATTGTGAATACCTAGCCTGAGCAGTATTCTCTTGGTCATACTGCATAATTTATTTACTCGGTTTGTACGCCAGATGTTCCTTCAATGAGTGGAATACGGAGACTTCCTCGACCTTTTTTCTTTTTGTCGATAACATCTTCAGCATTTTTATCACCAATTTCGCCTTCAGCGTCTTCTGGTCCACCTTGTTGGTTCATCTTCCTAGCTGGAATTTCAGCTACTGCTCCTTTATTTTCAGGAGGGGGAGATGATTTACCACCAAAACACATTTATAACTCCTCTTGTTGTTGTTTATATTTGCTGTGAAAAAAACGTATGACGCTTCTTTGTCCAGCCTTGAACATTACTTCTTCCATCTTCCAGTCAACCTCAGCCGACTGTTCAGGAAACAAAGTATCCAACGCCTGAAGTAAAGACTCGTCAATTGGAGGAAAGGGTTTGTCTTTATTTTCTTCAGGCATTGTCTTTATGGTGTCGGTTATTAAAACAACTTTAATTGTTGTGGTTCTGTATCTGCATTGTCTTCAGATATTTCACCAGCAATTGCCATGTAACCAATACCATCCACATAATCGTCTGAGTTATGTGAACCAGTTTTTGTTCGTGCAATTTTTAAGAGTGCCATCATTAAAGCTACGTCACGTGCTGTGATTTCTCTTCCAAGATACGCTGACCACAAAGAACCAATGTTACAATGATTTTTGATTTTATCTCCATGATTTTTTTGCCTGTCACCAGTGACAATTTCTAATGCAGTGTTAATAAAATCTTTTGTTAATTTGGCTTCCATAATATTGGTCTCTCTCTTTCAAAGTTGTAGTCAGTATTTCTAATTATTCTTGATAGTCTTGCTTGAAGCAGTGCATACTTTTCATCTAAGTTATGTTTCTTAAATTGTTTTACTACTTCATCCCACATAGCTTTTTTATTACCTTTAAATGGTTTGAGTATTCTATTAGCAGTTACTTTACCAATTGTAGGACAACCAGAATATCCATCAGTGCTATCACCCATAAGTGTTTGAAGCATGTGATTGAAGTCTGCTTCTTCTTCACTTATGACTTCATAGTCATCTCCTTGCATAAACCAAATAGTAGAAGGTACAGTTCTTAAATCTTTATCTTTAGTTAAGATAACTGTTTCACCTTTAACCATATCTGACGTTGCTAAAATTCCAAGCACATCATCACCTTCAAGATACTTCTTTTCAAAAGTGGTATACTCCTCACGCATAAAATCGAGTAAGGGTGCATAGGTTAATGGTTTGCGATTTGCTTTTCTACTGTACTTATACAGTGGATATATTTTCTTTCTGAAATTCATTTTGCTTGAGAGAGCAATAATTACTTTTTTGCAGTAAAGAATGTTTCGATAGTATTCTATCGTATCCCATAACTTGTCGATACTTTTGCTTTCTGAAGCATGTAAGGTCCAAGTGTCATCATCCCATTTTATAGGCTCTTCCATTTGGGTGGAGCACATATATGCAATGATGTCACCATCCACAAGCATGGTGCGATTATTGTAATCAATCATATTACCTCTTTAATTTTTTGATTGTTTCTAAAAATGCAGTACGTGTCAGCAGTTCAGTTAATCCATTTGCCATAGAGTTAACTACATCTTCTTCAGTAGAAGAATTTGATAAATTATATTGATAGTAGATTACGTGTAGTATTTCATGGATAAGAACATTAATTAAGTCTGCTCCTCCACGCTCAACTATATCTTCAGCAATATAAATAATTCTTTGTCTTGATTGAAAGCTTCCTTCTTCATTCCCTTCATAAGCTATAGCTGAAGGAAGAATTTTTATTTCAATTTTAAAAGGACCTACGTCAATTGTTTTCGGTAATTTTATCGTCATAAATTAGTATCTCACTCAGTGGTATTAGAATTACTTTTGAAGCTTTGTTGTCACCAACCATCTTGGTGTTATCTTTGTATTTCTTACAAAGTCTTTTTAAATTTTTAACTGTTAGAATTATACTGGCATATGTTTCTTTACCTTTACATAAACATTGCACCCAGTAATCAGCTTTAGTTGTTTTGATACCTGAAGGCATACCATAGCTTTCTATCTCAATGGCAATCTTGTGGGTTCTCCACCACCAATCTCTCTCCGACTTTACCTCTAGTTTGCCTTTTTCCAATATAGTTGCGATTTCTTTTTCTCGCTTTTGACCATACTGTAAATCAACATCAAATTTTTTGTCGTTGTTGTATTTTGCCATCAATGTGTTTCAGCCCAGTTTCCTCCAACTTTATATTCTCCATCTAAAGGACATCTAAAACCAAACACCTCCTGTGTATCTTTGATACACTGAACAGCTATTTGCCCTATTTCATTTGCTAAATCTTCTTTTACTTCTAATTGAAATTCATCATGTATGTGTGCAACCATTGACCAGTCTTCACCATACTTAAAACCTTTTGCTTCTAATTCTTTATGAAGTGTAACAGTTGCTTTTTTAACAATAATACTTCCTGCTGATTGTAATAATAAATTAAATGCTGAATGAAGAGACCTATGGTCTAATCTTCTACCATCTAATCCTTTTAAGTAACCTTGTTGTCTTGCTTTTGTTTTTACTTTTTGTTGTACTATTCTGAGAGCAGGTGTGTTCTTTAAAAATCTTTCTTTAACTTTTCTACCTTCTTCTTCAGTACCATTTATAATCTCACCTATACGTGCATTACCACCACCATATAAGAAAGCATAAATAAAAGTCTTAGCTTGTTTTCTAGTTTTTAATCCTGCACGTTTCTGATTAAGCGA